CAGGACAAGGAGGGGAATATATTCCAATAGGTGATATTGCATCTCCGCCATTTATCATACAAGGATATTTTTTTAATCATTTATATTGGCATCACAATAGATCATACCTTTTAGATATGTTTACACCAAATAATGAATTATTGAATTATCTACAACTTAATTATTCTAATCTTTATAAGGATCAAACTATATCTTTACACCTTAGATTAGGTAATGATAATGATTTCATTCAACCCGTTGTACCTCCGATCGAATGGTATAAAAGTGTGTTAAATAAAGTCAGATACGGTCATCACATTTTAGTTTTTACAGATAACCAAGATAAAGGAAAAGAACTTTTAGATACACTGGATATTCCAAGGTCTGATGTTACTTTTGTTAATGAAGATCCACATACTTCGATGTTTATGATGGCAAAATGTAATAAACATATGTTAGCAAATTCTACATTATCTTTTTGGGGTGCGTACCTTGATAATAAGCAAGAAAATAACGATACTTACTTACACGAATCATTTTTTGAGTATCACCCAAAAGAAATGATTCCATATCAAAATTGGCAAATAAATTAATAAAATAAAAACATGGAGGTAAACTATGAAGTGTATTAAATCAATCAGAGCGTCTAAAGACGTACAAGTAGGGGACATCAAAAGAGTTGATGACAAAACAGCAATGGGTATGGTCGGATTAAGCTGGCAGTATGTATCCAAAACAGAATGGAAATTATCAAGAGGTAAGAAAGTTGTTAAGGAAACAACAGAACAAGATACAGTTCAAGATACTGTACAAGTTGAAAAAACACCATATAAGAAAGGTTCTAAACCAGAAAAAAAGTCTAAGTAATGAAAAAGTTATTAAGAAAATTAGACTGGATTTGGGATTATTATTTTGTATATTTCTTATACAATGGTAATAAGACACAAGATTACATTGACTACATGGAAAAAAAATGGGGAAAAAATGAGTAAAGAAATGGTAAATGGACCTGCTCACTATGGTGGAGTAGATAATCCATACGAAGTTATAAAAGTATGTGAAGCTTGGGGGTTAGACTACGACGCTTATCTTTTCAATGTAGTAAAATATGTTGCAAGAGCTGGTAAGAAAGATGATACAAAAGAGTTAGAAGACCTAAAAAAAGCGGCATTTTATTTAGATCGTAAAATTAAAAATTTAGAGAAATGATTTATTGGTTAACAGGCCAACCTGGTGCGGGTAAGACCACATTGGCAAATTGGATGGTAGCAGCATTACAAGGAAGCGCGGTATTAGTTGATGGTGATGACATTAGAGAAATCTTCGAAAACAAAGATTACAGTGAGATTGGTCGGAGAAAGAACATTGAGTTAGCTCAGAACATCGCTCATTTCCTTCACAATAAAGGTAACAATGTTTTAGTTTCTTTAGTGTCACCTTATCGAGATCAGAGAGAAGCCTTTAAAGAAAAATTAGGAGATGGGATAATTGAACTTTATATTCATACCACAGATGTTAGAGGTAGAGAAAATTATCACGTTTCAAACTATGAACCACCATTGGAAAATTTCATAGACGTTGACACAACAAATAAACCTGAATTTGAAAGTCTTCAGGAAATCAGAGAAAAATTAATATTCTAATGGAAAAAATTCACGTAGAAGGAGACCCGAAACTAAAGAATAGTTCAGGGAAACAATATTCAATGTTTATCGGAAGATGGCAACCGTGGCATTCTGGTCATAGATGGTTAATCGACCAAAGGTTAAAGGAAGGTAAAAATGTTCTAATTTGTATTAGAGATGTAAAACCTGATGAAAAAAATCCCTTTACAACTGAACAAGTCCATTCAAATATAGTTTTTGAATTGTTGGATTTAATTAGTGAAAAAAGAGTTGAAATTATCAAAATCCCTGACATCGAATCAGTAAACTTTGGCAGAGGAGTTGGTTATGATATCATTGAACATATACCACCAACGGAAGTAAGTGAAATATCGGCAACTAAGATTAGAGAACAAATGAAACAAGAAGGTAAATTATGATAGATGTTAAAGTAAGATGGAATACACAGTGTGAAGACAATCACAATTATTGGAGAATAATAGTTGATGGTATGGAACATCTTTGTTCAAATGTTATCTTCGAAGTTCCTGTTCACACAACTCGTGATAAAGTTTGGGATACTATAAGAGCAGGTCAAGTTGATAAACATCATGTGAGTTGTTTTGCGAATGAAGTAATTTGGAAAGGAGACGTAGTAATAGTAAAATAATTAAAATGGAAAAATATATTAATAAAATAATCAACGGAGATTGTATCAAAGTTATGTCTGAAATGCCAGAAAAGTCAGTTGACTTAATTGTTACTTCTCCTCCATATGGAGTTGGGATAGACTACGATACGTTTGAAGATGATATTGATTTTGATCAGTACAAAGTGTTTTCAAATAATTGGCTAAGAGAAGCCTATCGAATTCTTAAAGACGATGGACGTATTGCTCTTAACATTCCTTATGAGATTAACAGACAGTCTAAGGGTGGTAGAATATTCATGGTCTCTGAGATTTGGAATATAATGAAGAGTATTGGATTTAACTTTTATGGTGTGGTAGATCTTGAAGAACAATCACCACATAGAAGTAAGACTACTGCTTGGGGTTCATGGATGTCACCATCAGCACCATATATCTATAACCCTAAAGAATGTGTTCTTCTTGCATATAAGAAACACCATATTAAAATTGTAAAGGGAGAGCCTGAGTGGGTACCAACTATGGTTGAGACGGAAGAAGGAAAAGAAAAGAAAGCATATACTGAGGAACAAAAGAGAGAATTTATTGATTTGGTATACGGTCAGTGGGGTTATTTTGCTGATACTAAGTCTATGACTAAAGCTACGTTCTCAATGGATATTCCAACTAAAGCAATTAAAATTCTATCATACAGAAATGATATTGTTCTTGATCCATTCGCCGGATCTGCAACAACTTGTGTTGCTGCTGAAATATTAGACAGACGATGGATTGGGATTGAACTGTCAGATAATTACACGGAAATAGGAAGAAAAAGAGTTCAGGGATTTGTGGATAAGAAGAAACAAACTAAATTAAATTTTGAAGAAGGGTCGTAAGACCCTTTTTTTCTGCTCCATGGATATTTATAAATAAAAAATCACATGCCGAGTATAGTACTTACACAAGAACAACTTGATATGATTAACTCTGATTTGAAAAAAGAGAAAGTCATCCAAGAGATACATGAGAAGTGGCAAACCATTAATAAAACTCAAAAACTATTTGTTTTAGAGTATCTTAAGGTTCTTCACCCAAATAAAGAAAAACAATTAAATGAAGTTATTAAGAAAGTTAAAAGTAACCAACTTAATGAAGCTTGGTATAACACTGTTTTAGATATAGTTGGTTGGTTAGACCCAACAGGTATTGCAGATGCTTTAAATGGGGTTATTTATTTAACACAAGGTGAATATCTTTTTGGTTTCTTATCTTTTGTTGGGGCTATCCCATATGCTGGTGATGTTGTTGCTAAACCTATTATGTACGCTTTAAAGGCGGGTAAACCTTCAGCAAAGGCATTGAACGGTGTAATGAAATTATCTAAGGCCGGAAAAACTACTGAAGCAGCTGCTGAGTTAACTAAATTAGCGTCTTCAGGAGGATTAGTTGGATGGTTCACAAAACAAATGGGTAAGTTAGCACCAAAATTAGAAGAATTGATTAAGGCTATGCCAGGCGGAGTTCTTAAAGGTTTCAAAAATACTTTATTAGAGTGGATACAATTATTTAAGAATGCAGGTAGGACTGGTACAATTGGAAAACAAATGGTTGGTAATTTAGCTAAAAGACTTCCAAGAATGACTCAAGCAGATCAAGTTAAGAATCTTAAAATGATGAAAGATGCTTTAGCAAAAGCGAAAGGACCTTTCAGTTCTTATAGAACAGCTGGCGGAGTTTTTACTTGGAAAAACTTTTGGGGTGGAGCACCACAATTAATGGGAAGAAACAG